TTGAGGACATGAAGAAATTGGGAACAGAACCTCATTTTCGTACATCGGATCCTGAAGCAGATCGTCTGTATAAGAAAGGAGCGGCGTATATGTATTTGCCGTCCACTCCATACACAGTACACACCTTAAGCAATTCCATCATTGACAACACGCAGGTAGAGTCTTTATATCTCAAGCGCAAGTACCACATGAGCACATTCTTGACGCAAAAGATTGTTATTCAGATATTTGGAGACAGTCGGCGTAGAGTTGGTGATATTGTTGATATTAGTGTTCCAAAGATACAGTCGGATTCCCATCTACATTATGATAAGCAAGACGCAAATATTGGTGGTCAGTATATGGTAACAAGCATAAAGCACAGTTTTGCAAAGGTGTACAGTTGTAAACTTGAACTTTCACGAAACTGCATGGGGGTGTAATGAAGGGATTTCTAGGACGAGAAGGATTTGTGTGGTGGCACGGTGTTGTTGAAGACACTGCCGATCCTCTATTCCTTGGGCGTTGTCGCGTTCGTGTTTTTGGATTTCATGTAGACAGTAAAAGCGAATTGCCAATGGAGGCTCTCCCGTGGGCTTATCCCATGCAGCCACTTACTTCTGCTGCGCTGTCGGGAATTGGTGAGTCTCCAACAGGTCTATTAGTTGGATCTCATGTGTTTGGATTTTTTAGAGATGGAGACGAAGCCCAAGATCCTGTAATGATTGGTTCGTTTGGTGGTGTTCCTATTAATGCAGCAGATACAACCAAGGGATTCCACGACCCATCTGGAAAATATCCTGCAAAGGCTTCGGATGTTTTGGCAAAGGTTTTTCCACTTGGCGTATCAGTTGTGGGAGAACAAGACACCAATCGTCTAGCCAGAAATAACGATGCGGATCAGATGAAGTCTACGGTGGCTGCATATAAAACGGAAACGGTTCAGGCAGAAGTGTACAGCACTCCCACGATGGCTGGTGGATTTACTTGGGCAGAACCTCCTACTCCGTATGCAGCACAGTATCCAAAGAACCATGTGCGATACACCGAAAGTGGTCATGTGGAGGAATTCGACGATACCACAGGCGCAGAACGAATTCATCAATTCCACCAATCAGGAACCTTTACTGAAGTAGGAAACGGGTGGAAAACCAATCCTGATGGCACTCGTGTACAACGCATCGTGGGGGATGACTACGAGATTGTTCACGGCAACAAGAAGGTGTATATCAAAGGCGGTGCAGGATTAAACTTGGTGATTGATGGGGCTATGAATCTGACTATTAATGGTGGTGGCAATATTCAGATTAACGGAAACACAAATATTCTTGCAAACGATGATGTGAATCTTCAGATTGAAGGCAGTCTCAAGGCTTCGGGTAAGACTATTGAGTTCTACGCAGACGGCGACATTGGTTTCTCAGGACGCACCATATCCTTTATTACCGACAGCAATGTCATGGTTATGCAGCAGGGCAAGCGCATCGAAGTGAATTCTGGCGAACCTGTGCTGAAGCCTGAGCGTGTTAATGTAAAGGGCGGTGGGTAATGGCTATGAACTATTTGGGAAAACACCGTAAGTATGTGGAAGGCACATCAACCTACACTGTGTATGTGTATGGCGATGTAGTTGAGCGAAATGGTGTTTCATATGTGTGCAATGTTGAAAAGACATCAGGATATATTCCTGAAGATATTGGATCTGGATTTTTAGTATTGGGTGATGGAGTTGGTATTACAGATATAATTGACGGTGGAATGTTCTGATAGTAAACACTATAAGGAGTAACCAATGGCAGGTTTTGGAGTATGTCGAGCCAACCTAGATACAGCAGGGGGAATGATATTAGAGGGCAATCCCTACTTTTTCGTTGACGGATTTCCTGTGGCTGTTGAGGGCAACCCCGTGCAAGATCACGGAATCAACGAACACGACAACGCAATAATGGTGCAGGGAAATTCCAATTTTGTAGTAGGTGGCATTCCCGTGTGTACGGTTGCCAGTCAGGCAAGTTGCGGAGATCAACCAACAGGGTCTAGTACTTTTTTTGTGGGGTAAACAATGGCAGATCAAGAGTGTCCATGCAAGCAAAAATTAACTGACGGAGAAAAGGGAGTTCTTAACTTTGGCTTGAGTCAGGCTATGTTGAATGATCCCAATGTAGCAAAAGTTGAACTTGCCCGACAACTGGGTGGCAGGAACGGTCTTCGCTTGGCTAATCTGATTACAACTGCTCAAACTGATCCATTAAGTCCCTTGTTTGATGCAGCCCCTTCTCTACAGCGCATGAAGAATTCTTTGGACTCGCAAGGAGGTATTGTTGATGCGTTCGCTGCGGAATCTGCTCGCTTTACTGATCCTCGATATCTGACTAGTATTGTTAGTTCTATGAGCCTGTTTGGAGAACTGAATTGCGCTCTTGGTATTGAGGGAATTGATATTGGGGTTGGATTGAATGTGGTGAACAACAACGGACAATTCTCTATCGACTATGCAGTGAATGCCAATATTGATATTGAAAAAGTCCTAAACAAATTCAGTGATGGATCAGGAACAGATCTCGCCGATAAGGTAAAGGATTTAAAATCTGAATTGGACGGTGCGTATGCGGCAATAGATGAAGCAAACAATAAATTAAACAGCATAATGAATGAAGCCGCTGCGGCACAGGCACAGGCAGCGGCATTTATTGCAAAGTATACAAGTATTACCTCCCTTGCGAACCTGATTAATCAGGCTAGTACCGATCCATGTTTTAAACTTGGAAGCACCGTCAATGGTAGTCTTGTGAGTCCTCAATTTCTAAATGCGGTAAACAACGCTGGATTTGGCGGCGGGGGCACTAGTTACCGATGATACTTATTTCCGAAAATATATCGGCGGTTAGAGATATTTGGGTAACCATAGGGGAGTCTATGGGCGTTTTTGCTGTGGGATTGGTGTTGGGTGTGGTTGGCGTGATTCGCCGAAAGAAGATTTCGCTCAAGTGGTCGTCTAGTAAAGAGCAGAAATTCATGCAAAGACACAGCCAAATACATGAATTGCTCACCGAACTGCGTGTTACTGTGCGTGCATCCCGTTGTCTTATATTTCAGTTTCATAATGGCGGTAATTTCGCAGACGGCACATCAATCAAGCGGTTTTCGGTTACCCACGAATCGTGTGTATCTGGAACCATTAGCATGATTTTAGAATCTCAGGATGTGCTTTTGACCCGATATGTGGATGTAATTCGTGTAATGGACGAATCTGAAAGCAAAATTTTATCAGTGAGTACTCTGCCCCCATCGTCTTTTCGCTCTGGACTTGAGATAAATAATGTGGAATTCTTTAGTATTACCCCTCTGCGATGTTCGGATGGATTAACTCCCCTTGGGTTCCTGTGCTGTCATTGGTGTACGGCAGACCAACTAGATGATATTGAAACTGAGGGAATAACTCTCAAAACTCTAGAAGATCTAATAGACCACAGCGTTCGAGAAATAAACACACACCTTTCATATAAAGCAGAACAGAACTAATGGCACTACAGATCACAGGCAGCGGGAAACCTATATTTACGGATATAGATCCCACATTTACAAAGAATCCCAAGACAGGTGATCTACTCACCATCAGGGATGATTTGGCTGTCCGCACATCTATACGCAGTCTGATGTCCACTGCTTTCGGTGAGCGGTTGTTTCAGCCCACCATTGGCGGATCACTGCGCTCACTGCTGTTTGAACCCATTGATGCCATTACCACAATGGAAATTCACGACAGAATTCTGATGACTATCCGCAATCACGAGCCACGAGTGGGTCAGGTGGTAGTGGATGTAACCGCAAGTCCAAACGAAAACTACTATACGGTTGTGGTGGAATACGCCATACAAGCCGTTGGCAAACAAGATAGAATCACGGTTGTCCTAGAAAGGGTACGCTGATGTCGAATTCAAATAGTTTCAATATTGTTGGTTTAGACTTTGAAGAGGCAAAGACTTCACTACAGACATTCTTGCAGTCTCAGGACACACTCAAGGACTACAACTTTGACGGCTCGGTTCTCAGTACACTGCTAGATGTACTGGCGTACAACACCCACTATCAGGCTTTCCATACGAACATGGTTGCGAATGAAATGTTCTTGGATAGTGCTGTGCTGCGTCCATCGGTGGTTTCCCATGCAAAGGCATTGGGATATGTTCCGTCATCACGCCGTGCTTCCAAGGCTGTACTGAATGTTGCGGCGGCAGGAGCAGGGTCAAGCACCTATCTGTCTCGTGGTACAGAATTCACAGGGGTGAATCCTGCGGGAACTCAGTACCGATTCATTCTGCTTGATACGGTGTACGCCACGGATCAGATGTTCAAAAATATTGAAGTATACGAAGGCACTCTTCGGCGCATGAGTTATGTGTACGATCCAACCAAAAAAGTGGGATCGGTTTTACTTATTCCGAACGACAAGATTGACACAAGCACGATCAAGGTTCGGGTAAAGGCTTCTGCTGGTGACAATACAGGTATTGAAGATGTATGGACATACGCTGATTCGTATATTGATTTGACTCCAACATCAAAGGTGTACTTCCTGCAAGAGCGCGAAACAGGTATGTACGAACTGTTCTTTGGAGACAACTTCTTGGGATTGCAGCCAGAACCTGGCACCATTGTGATTGTTGAATATATGGAAACCAATGCCGATGAGGCAAACGGAATATCGGCATTCAGTAGTGCAGTGAGTGGTCTTGGTACGATAACCGTGAATACTGTTTCCGCAGGAGGCGCACTAGAAGAAAGTGTTTCACGAATCAAGTTCTTGGCTCCTCGTTTCTATAAGTCACAGAACCGCGCTGTCACAGAAGACGATTACACTGCCGCAGTAATCAAAGAGTATCCCAATGCCGATTCCGTGTATGTGTACGGTGGTGAAACCGTGGTTCCTCCTCAGTACGGCAAGGTGTTTATTGCAGTGAAGCCCAAGTCGGGAACGGCTCTTACAACAGATGAAAAAATCAGCCTTGCGCGGGTATTGCGACAGAATCGTTCAGTTGTTACGGTTACCCCTGAAATAGTTGATCCTGATTACATTGACTTGGTGATTGATTCCATCGTGACCTATGATCCTGCCGCTGCTTCTATTGGAGCAGGAACTATCAAGGCATTGCTTGTTGCGTATGCGTTCACTTACTCTGCTACCACGCTTGAAACTTTTGGTTCAAACTTCTACCTGTCTAAACTATCACAGGGTATGAACTCAATGAACGCCAGCATTTTGAGTAATCAAACAACTATTAGACTTCGTAAGACAGTAAATCTTGCTAAATTGGTTGCGTCCAAGGGCTTTGCGATGGACTTCAAGAATCCGTTCTTCCATCCCCATGAAGGACACTCTCCCGTCTTGGGATCCAGCACCATCTCTCATAAAAATACAGATGGTGTAGTGGTCAGCAATGTGTACGCTACGGATGATGGTTACGGAAAAATCAATCTGGTTACAACCGATGACATTGGATCACCGAGTATTGTGTATCCTAATATTGGAATCATAGACTACGCTAATGGTACTGTGAAGTTCAACACTGCGTTCGCTCCAGTGTCATCGTCCGCATTGTTTACTATTACTGTGCAACCAGAAAACAGTGATATTTTCGTCTTTGAGAACAAGATTCTTAGAATGAGCCGAGGGTATACTGATTCGGTTCGTATCTCATTGCAATCCCAAGTATCTCGCAAGCAAAATCTAAAGGGATAAGATGTCTGCCATAAACAATATTGTAATAAACACCGAGGCAGAAGCCCTTGAGGATCTGATCTCTCCTTTCATCAAGGAGCAGTTTCCGTTGTTTGTTCAGACTGATTATCCTAAACTAGTCCTGTTTGTGAAGGCTTACTACGAGTGGTTGGAACAAGAAGGCAATGTTGGGTATCTTACTTCTAAACTAGAC